GGATCCTTGAGCCGACATTCCTGAACCTGTTTCATTTGATGCCATTGTAACTGTAAATGAATTTGAATTTGGTACTGTAATGACTTCATATGCAATGTCATTAAAGTCAGTTGTTGTATATCCTGTCTCTCCTCCACCAGGTAATGATGTAGAACTAAATGTAAAATAGTCTCCAACAGCTAAACCGTGAGATGTTTTATTAACAGTTAAAGTTGCTGAACCTGTTGTAGATGAAAATGTACAAGATGTAATAGCTGTATCTAATGGAGTGATATCATAGAATGCATCTCCATAGAATAAAAATAAACCTTTGTGTGTTCCAATGGCTGCATATTTCTCACCACTGATAGCTGTCCATGTATGCTGGGCTCTGGCAACACCAGGAAGTGTTTCATTAGCAATAGTTAGTTGTCTCCAACCACCTATTTTTTCAGGAAGACCATATCTAAAACGGACAAAATCTCCATCTATCCATTCTGCTTCTGCTCCTGATGCTGTAGCTTGTTTATTGAATCCTGGTTTAAAACCTAATTTTTGTAACATAATAAACCATTATACATGAATTATATTGAAAATATACTTATTTTTTAGGCAAAACTATATTCCATTCTAGCTTAGATATCAAATCCTCTATATGCAGTATTTTAGTCTTATTTTTATTTATAAAATCTAGTATTTCTTTAACATCAAATATGAGCCATTTATTACCTGTTTCAAATACAACTTTATCAGCATTGCTTTTGCTAGAAAAATGTTTTTCAAAAGTATTGTTGCCTCTTATTACCATATCCCTAACATCAAATTTATATTTAATATTAGTTCTATCTTTAATTAGGCCAGCTACTTGCCATAAAGAATTTTGATTCTTAGGTAATTCTATATCAGTTAGATGCTCTGAAAATCTATTAACAATTGTAGTCATAATAATTTAAATAACATCTAACGCTATTGATATTCTATTTATTTTTTTTGCACTATTTGGAACGCTATGTATTTGACTTGCGTTAAATTTAATAGCTGAATTTTGTTTAGCTGTTGTATAATAAATTTTATCATAATCAGGAATTGTATGATCTCTAAACATAGTTCCTAGTTCATCTGGATTTAATAAATAATAAACAATAGCTTCTTGTTTATCTTCATCAATACCGTGATGTTTACGTGTATGTTTATGCCAGTTAATATAACTTCCATCAGTATGATTACCCCAACAAGATAATATTTTATTATACCCTAATCTTTTTTTAAGTGCGTTTAACAATGGTTGCATTTCTTTTATTTTATCTAAATCTCCACTTGTTTGTAATCCAGGAAAAAGTATAAGCTTTTTATCTCTTACTTCACTCATTACCGTTAGTTTTTGTTTAAGAATATTTAAAATCTTTATTCTTTGCTTATTAGTTATAACATTATTTATCGATATCATTTATTAATTTATCTATTTTAATTTTAAGTTTTGATATTTTAATTAAATATTCTTCATTAACTTTTTCAAGTGTTGCAATGTATTCTTTACAAGCATAGTTTTGTTGTCTCAATGTTTCATTCATCATTTTTTCATTTTGTCTAAATGCTTTTTCTGCATTTAATTGATCATTGATTTCAAATATTTTTTCTTTTAGTTCTTTTTCCGTCATTTTATTTCTCCTTATCTGTTAATAAAATATTACCTGATATAGATATTCTTGATTGTTTATTTTTATAAAAAGGCCAAACTATGTGACCTAATTTAGATGGAAACATTATAATTGTACCTTCATCTTCTTTGCTTAAATTAAAAATATGCGATCTATGTCTTCCTACAATATCTGTATAAACAAATTCAAAATTACCTTCATATTTTTTATTTTTACTATTATAAGGTATTTTTATCCAAATGCTATAGCTAAAAATTCCTTCGTGTACGTGATATGGAATAAATTCATTTTCTTTTTGAATATTTATCCAAGGGTTTTTATAATAAAAAGGATGTTGTTTTTCATTTTTTAAAATTAATAAATCAGAAGACCCTGGAAATTTTCTTTCATATTCTTTATGCATTGTATGTATAAAGTCATAAAATTCTTCATTGTGTTTTAAATAATAATGTTTAGGCACACCAGAGCTAGTTAAATCTGTAATTAAAGGTTTATTATCTTTTAAAGATAAACATTCATTTAATAATGATTTATATAATTTATTTGGAAGTTTTGCTTTTAAATATCCTAAATTAAAAAAAGTTTGATCAATAAATTTAACCGTCATTTATATCCATACCTTTTATTTGTGAATCTTCTGAAATATCTCCAATATCTCCAACAGGTATAAAATTAAACGCTAAAGAATATCTGTCTTCAGAAGATTTATTTTTTAATATTTTATGGTGAAGTTCTGATGGAAAAAATAAAATTCTACCTGGTTTTGCATCAAAGGTATGGTTTTTGCCATTAAAGATATTATATTGTTTTGCAGGTAATAAAAATCTATGATTTTCAAAATTTAAAAAATTTATTCCACCAGAATTTTCACTAGCTATCAAATATAATACTCCACTAAACATACAATTGTTGTGGTTATGGTAATTACTTTCTTGATTTGGTTTTGATCTAGTAAACCAGGAAGTTGTCATTTTAAATTTATTTGTATAATGTAAAAGGTTTACAGAATATTTTTCAAATTCTTTTTCAACTATTTTTTTTAAATTTTTATATTTTTTATTATTTAATACAAATTTATTAATGCTTGCATCACAGGTATCAAAAGCACCATCTGTTTCATTTTTATACCCAGAAACATCAAACTTTTCATTTAATTTTTTTACTATGTTTGTAGTATCCAGCGTAAGATCATTTACATAAACTGGTTTTGAAAACAACGGAACAACATTCATCTTAACCCCTTAAGATTGCTGATGATGTAAAATGTAAATATCTAAATTTATTTTTTGTATAAGTATAACTAAATCCTTGAGATAAAAAAGATGGAAAGATTAAAAACATTCCTGGTTTAACATTAATAGAAAATTTATCACACGCTAATGTAAAATCTCCTTTTTTCTTTTCTGGTAAATCTTTCATATATTTACCTGGTCTTGGATCATAAAATACAGGTTGAGAAGTGTCTTTACTGGCTTTTAAAATTACAATACCAGTTAGGTGTGTATCTTTATGACAGTGTGGAAAAACAGAAACACCTTTTGCAGGAACAAATTCTCTTGCCCACATTTCATGTATACCAATATTATATTGATTTAAATCATAACCAGATTCATCTAATAAATTACGAGTTGTGTGTTGTATATATTTTACAAAATCAGCAAAATTATCATCGTGTAATAAAGAAGGAGTTTCATAAAATACATCTTCTTTTTTTGCAGATTTTTTAGCGCCGTTTATATAAGGATCAACATACTTATTAAAATCTTTTACGTCTGTTTCAGATATCCAAAGCGGAGTTCCAAAAAATTCTTTTATGTTTAAGTCTTTAGGTCCTGTTTTCATATCTTTATTATTTCTTTGTATTTAATATTCTAACACTAGGTAATCCCAAATGCAAGCGTTCATCGTATATATTTTTTAAATTTTCTTCTGTTTTTTGATTAAAGTGTAAAAAAGTTTGGGCACAATATTCACCTTCAAAAGGTTCTCTCCAATGTGTTAGAGTACAACCTGTATATACCAACATATCTCCTGGTTCTAGATCTACTTTTATTTTTGGTTCAATGTAAATAGGCCAATGATCGCCACCTAGATTTAATGTTGTAGATATCTCACAACTCATTCTATCTCTGTGTTTTTTTAAATCATTTCCTTTATAATAAACTCTAGCATAAGCATATGTTTCTACTAATTTAGTATTTAAGATTTTTTCCATTTTAGGTTTAACTTTGCATAATAATGTTTCCATTGCTTGGTCACCATATATAGAAAAAGCGCCTGGTGCTTGTGGATCATTAAATACACCGTGAATTACATTTCTTTCTGGTATCCATTTTTCTTTTAAAAATGTTCTTAATACTTGTGATTTCATAACAAGATAATCAGAACAAAATTTAGCTAAATCTTTTGATATAGCTTTTCTTATAATTTTATAAAATTTCTTATTCTTCATAAATTTCACTTTTTAAAAAATTAAATAATGTTTTTTCTTTTCGTACAGCTCTGTCCCAAGTTTGTTTTTTAAAATCTAAATTAGCAACAACAGGTTTCCAAGCTTTTTTTAATTTATGTAATCTAGGATGACTATATAATAATATAGTGTTTACATCAGTAGGATTCCAGTGCATTCCAGCAGCTATGGCGTGTGCACCACCATCATCAAATCTAAAATCTGATATTCTAGAATAACTTACATATGCCATACCTTTTAAAATAAAAGGTTCTAAATTTATTAAATGTTTATCCCATTCTTTATTAAAATTACTTTTCCAATAATTAGTATCTTTCCTGTGTGATAAAGCGTAATGCAATGCTACAAATTCTGCAAACTCTCTAAATCGTTTTTTACATTCATAAGTAAAATTATCTTTATCCCATTGTGATGCTTCATCTCTTGTTAAATTTCTAACTAAATATCTTAAAAATTCGTGCACAGAATATAAACCATTGCTTTCTAAAGGCTCTATAAAACCAGCTGCAAGACCTATAGCACAAACATTTTTTACCCATAATCTTCTATGAATACCTACTCTCATTTTTATATTTTTATAATCAGATTTATTTTTAGGAGCTCTTTTACCTAAATGTTTTTTTAATTGTTCTAAAGCCTCTTCATCACTAACAAATTTATCTGAATACACATAACCAGTCCCTATTCTTGACCATAAAGGTATATTCCATACCCAACCATTTTCAATCGCAGTACAATTAGTATAACCAACTAATTCTTTTTCCTTATCTACGTAAGGAATTTTTGTAGCCCAAGCTGAATTGTTTGGAAGAATATCTTCATATGATTCAAAAGGTTCTTTTAAAGTTTTATCCATTAATAATGATTTAAATCCAGTACAATCAATAAATAAATCTGCTTTATATTTATTATTTAAAGAAGCCACACCTTCTTCATTTGTTTCCACAGAAACAACATCTTCTTTAATGTGTTTAACACCTCTTGGTATACAATATTTATCTCTTAACCAAATTCCAAATTTAGTAGCATCAAAATGAAAAGCAGTATGTAAATCAAATTCATAAGAAGGAAGTGCTCTGTTTTTATTATAAGATATTTTATTTTGATTGATTAAAGACATAATTGGAAATATACAATCAGCATAATCTGT